CCTTTTATAATATCTTTGCTAAAATTATTAGTTGAAAATTCTAATCTATCAACTAACTTAACAGCTCCACCTTCCATACGATCTATAGCAACAAAACCTTCTGGGTTGGTTACTCTAAATCCGGACGTTGTTTTTACAAACGTACCAATTTTACTTAGTTTGTTTAGTTTATTTATAATAATTAATTTGCTGTCTACAATTAAATTTTGTAAATCAAACACATTTGTTAAGTTTTTTAAGTTCTTTTTATCAAAAAACTTTAAAAGTTCATCTCTTTTTTGTATTTGAATATCTTTTCCTTTTTGAGATGATCGTTTATCTATTTGTTTTGCATAACGATCTTTCACAAACATAATTAAACCTGTTGCATGTTTCTTTGTATTGGTAATCCTTTGGCCTTCTCTTACCATACGATTATTATATACATTAATGATGAGGTTTAATTCTTTATTAGATTCTATTTCTTTTAATGTAGAAGCCGATATTTTTTTAAATATCTTACCGGCATCTGAAAGTTTCTTTGATACTAATAAACTATCTTTTTGTGTTAACGTTGCAGTACCACTTAAGTCTTTTAACGTAGCATCTACTTGCCATACATTCGGAGATGATTTAAGCTTTGATGTAATATCTTTACCAAATTCAGCTCTCATTGTTTCAAATGTTCCACCACTATATGATGTATGCCATACAATACCAACCTTTGCTTTTGCTATTTGTTTTGCTAAGGGCGTACCTGCAGGTATAGCATAAAGGATAGTATTAGGATGGAAAGTAATATGTTTAACTCCATCAATTGTCTCCGTTTTTAAATCACTTGAATCAAACATAAAGTCGCCTTGTATTACATCTTTGATGCCAAGACCTTTTAAGTTATCAAAAGCTAATTTAAGTTTTTTATTAAGATCACCTGAGGTATCAGCATCTATATCTGCATGATTCTTATATACTTTAGGATCAGCATTAAAGATACCTTTTTTTGCTACAAAGAATTGTCCATCTCTTGGATCTTCTCCAGCGAATAAGGCGGGAGCTCCGTCCCACTTGACAGTAACATCTATAGGTGCTTTGGTGTTACCGCTCAACATATCCCTCAGTGATCTTAGCGCTAGGATAGCTTGGCGAGCTCCCTTAACTCCACCGTCTAAAACAAGATCCTCAATATGAGTCATATGAGTATTCTTGCCAGCGGCCTCTGTTAAGTAATTAGTTAATGATATCATTTTGGTGCTGTTGCGTATGCACTGGAATCTTCTGCTTTAGATCCAGCATAATTTACAATTTTAGTTATCCATCTATTTGCTTTAGGTCCAGTATTTATTGAAACATAATAACATACATATAGACAACCAAGCTTAGATGAAATCCAGTTTGTATCTTTACTCAGTAGATTTTTTTCAAAATCGTCATAAGCATCATTTTTATAAAAATGCTTATATAAAGTCCAAAATATACCAATTCCCTTTTTGTCTTTTTTCGTTGCTATTTTTTTAGCAATTGCATAGATACCTGATTTATGATTTGGTAATTTTTTTCTAAATACTTGCTGTGTGGCATCTTGCATTACACCCCAACTTGCTCCACCACCTCTTGCAGTTTTAAGAACAATTTCAGCTTTTACATTTGAACCTGGTGAGTTATCTTTAAGCGCCATTTTTCCATCATCATAAAATACTGTTGCTCCTTTATTTGACCAGAAGTCTCCTCTTTTTTCTCCTTGAAAAAGTATTTTAGTAAGCTTATGATCATCTGTATCAGGCGGTAGTTTAACATTATATTCAGCAATCTTTGCTGTTTTCTTTACAAGCTTTAATGATATACCCATTAATGTTCTATTTGCAAAAGCTTCTAAGAGAGATTCATTTAATGATTTGATACTATCAACTTTTAAAACTTTCATATTAAAACTTTTATCAATAGCCCATATGTCACCTGGGTTCCATTTATCATCTTTAAGTGCTGGTAAATCTGAATTTTTATAAGCAAGATTTTTTAGTGCATAAATCATATTCATTTTTTTATCGTTTCTATGAAATGTCATATTTCTATGAATATATTTTCTCTTAATTAATTCATATGCTGATAAATGTGAAGAACTAAACCAATCTCCTTCAACACTTAATACTTCATCTAATTTAGCGTCAACAAATACTTTTTTATATGCTGCTGTTAATATTTCAGGTGTAAAGAATTCTTCATCATGCATTCCATGATCTAACATGGCTTGACACATAACACATTGATGCGATTCTGTAATTTTAGTATTAAGTGAACCGCCACCTGATCCGCCGCCTCCTCCAAATACTGATGATTTTCCAAGATCAGATGTTGTGTAATTTTTGCCATCAATTCCCATAAATGGTATTGCTGCTTTTTTACTTGAATCGTTATTTTTAAAATCTTTTAAAAGTTGTATTAATTCTGGAGTACTTTCAACTGTAACAGATCCACCTTTTGCGAGTTCAATTGGTTTATTTTGTTGTATTAATCTTATAAGAATATCAATACGTGGTTCTTTTGTAATACTATTAGGTTTATTTAACTCTGCAGGAGTCAGTTTTACTGCTTCTGTTATTGTTTTAAAGTCTTTAAAATTTTTCATAGAGTTATTATACCTTACTTTAAAGTATTTGTAAATATCTATTTATAACTTTTTAAACTTTATCTTTTTTATAAAACATATTGGGCGAAATTTCTCCGCCCCTGTCTACGCTGATAATCTTTTCCTCATGAAGCTTTCGGATTGTTCTTTCAGCACCTTCACGTATGCCAATTTGAAATGCTTGATATGATGCAATTGATATAATGCAGCCAAGAATAAAGTACTCCATTAAAGAAGTACTCGTTCTACATGTGTATCAAAACCTTTTTTTCTCATTTGTTCTTCAAATATAATTGCATCTTTAAGCTGATCAAAAATATAATCGGCTTTCACTTCTTCATTTTCAGTGGCAATTACTTTAAAAGAAACATCATCTTTGGTATACATATACATCCATTCTCTCCGCTAAACTTAATGGCAATGATTGATCAAAAGCTCTTCGATGTCTGCCTTGTGCAATAGCAACTGAAGCTCTTGGTCCACGTCCTTGACATTTGACATAATATCTTGGAAGCTTTGTTGGTTGTGTTACAGAATAACCATTATCAAATCTATATTGAGTTAATGATTCTTTGTAAGAATTTTCTTGATTAATAACTTTAACTACTTTACGAACTGTTTCAAGTTCAAGCATATCACCTGCACTTTTTGTGTGTGCAGTCATTACATAATTTTGTGAGCCTCTCATTTTTTCTCCTTAATTTTTTTTGATCGTTTAATTTTTTCAGTGAGTTCTTTATCTTTAAGTGTGATATAGTCTACCCATGTAACAGTTTCTCTTTTCTTAGCCATTAGTGGAATATCCTCCTTGCACCATTTTCTATAATGAAGTCAAGTTCGACTTCACCAATGATACCAAAACCATTTTTGAATCTAATAGAATCATTAAGTAGATTCCAATCTTCGTCTTGAGTTGATTTAGCAAGAGCCAATTCAACAAGATCTAATTCAATCTCTACAGTTTGACCTGTAGCAAGATGTGTACCTATTAAACCATTAACCATGTAGCACCTCCATTTCTTCAAATCTTTTTTCGACCAATCTGTTAACCACAACATCTCTATCAGTCATAGCAACTCTCATATCGAAAGATTCACACATACCTGGTAGCATTTTACCGCCATCAAGCTCTCTAAGAATACATGAAGTATTCATTTCTAAGACATCAGCCAAGATTTGCTCTTTGACCATTTCATTTTGTAAATTTGACATATTATCTCCTTATCAATTTATAGTTATATTATACCATAGTTTGGAGTAGTTGTAAACGGTTTTTGTGAAAAAAATTGAAAAAACTTAACAGAAAAGTGTTGTTCTCAAAAAGGGGAGTATGAAACTCCCCCACGAATTGTCATAACTAAAGGTTATTATACTTCTTTTGCAATAAAAGTGTATACACCGTAAGCAAGTGCTACCCATGCAAATAGGTCGACTAAGCCACCTAAGAGTAGGTATGATAATGATAGTCCGACGATAACACCGCCGTCCCAAGATGTTCTTTCTGCCCATCTATCCATTACCCATGCTTTTGCTGTATTTAACATATTCATATATTTCTCCTTTATACTTTAAAGTCAGCAAACGAGTCATTACTTTCTCGTTCACCAAACTTGTTTATCGGCTTATCTGGTATCATGTCAGACATAATATCTGATTGAGCCGACTCCTCTACATCATATAGCTTCATGCGGGAACGATCTACACCAACCACAAATCTCTTGTATTTGGTCGGATCGTTATAACGATTTTTCAATTGTTTTACCATTATTTGGCCAAGTTCCTCAAGTTCCTCTGTTGAAATAAGAGCAAACATAAGATCCGCCGTTGCAGGTAAACCAAATGATTCAGATGTATCCTCTAGACCGACGTCAGTATTACTGAAACCAGACCTTGTAGTCTGAGTTGCCGATACTATAGGTACATTGAATTCCACAGCCAGTCCACGAAGTTCTTCCGCGATGGCTTTAATATAGGTATAACTATTTATACTTCCACCCATGCCACGCATGCGACTTGAGGCACAAATATTTAAATAGTCAATATAGACCATATCAGGACTAAAGTTCTTTTTGAGTCGTAACTCATTAAGTAAAGCTCTGAAATGGCCTGTGTGAGCTGAGCCAGTAGGATATTCTTTTACAATAAGTTTACCTACTGATGCTTTTGCTATCTTACCAATCTTATCATCGAATACATGTTTAGATAATGATCCAAGAGATTCAATTGGCAAATTCATTAAGTTAGCATCGATTCTTTCAGCGATACGTTCTTCAGCCATTTCCATTGTAATGTACAAAACATTCTTTCCTTGATTAAGAACTGATGCTGCACAATGACACATGAACAATGACTTACCTACGCCAGTTCCGGCTAAGGCAATATTAAGTGTCTTATTAGGTAGACCACCTTTTGTTATTTTATTAAAATAATCTAAATCAAATGGTATACGATCTTCTTTTCTATTATAAAATTCAAACCTTTCGTCTGAGTTATCAATATAATCATGACCAATTGCTTCATCAAATGATACTCCAAGAGCTTCCGAAAGTATTTCAGGTATAGCACCTTCACTTCGTTCTTTGTCTTTACCATCAATGATTTGTATAGAATCCATGATAGCATTATAGACAGCTCTCTCTTTGCACCACTTTTCTGATTCATCAAGTAGATACTCTGTATCAATATCTGATTTTTCAGCAATTTCATTTACCAATCTTGATGCATTATTTAATACATCTTCAGGAGCATTGATCTTTTTAAGTTCAAGCTCTAAGATTTTTGATGTTGGTAATTTATTGTGTTTACTTACAAAGTTGACAATAAGATCGAATACCGTTTTATGTGTACCTTCAAAATATTCATTTTTTAAATATGGTACTACTCGTCTACAATAATCTTCGTTATTAAGAAGATGATTCAGTATGTGAGTCGGTAGTTGATTCGTCATTAGCAATTCCTATTGTTGATAAATTATTTTCTTTAGCGTATTCCAAAGAATCCGTTATTATATATTGTAGTATCGCGCCAAGATAATTTTTAAATGATTCATCTTGATCAAGTTCGTCTACACTAAAATCTCCAGGATCTTGTATGGTATAATTAAAGCTAAGTGTAGCCATATCTAAGTTAGGATCTTCTTTGATACCAACTTGTCCATAAACTACCATAACACCTTTCCATGTTCCAGTTTTAAGAAGAACTCCACTCAGTGGACTATTCTCATTCTCTACAATTGAGTAGTCTTTTTCGCTTACGTTATACATTATTCTTGTATATCAATATCTAAATCAATATCAATCATAGGTCTATGTCCAATTGAGTAATATGTTTTAACAAACTCTTTAAAGTCAGTTTTTGTAAAGATTGGTTCCCAAAACTTTTTCTTAAGAGTATCTTTTTCTCTTACTTTTGGTTCGAGTATTTCGCCTGTCTTCATATCAACAGCAGCATACCAACCTACATTTGGTTTAGTTACATAACCACCAGCAAGAGCGACAGTTAAAAGACCACTATATTGTTCGATACCACCTTCCCACGATACTGAGATTGGTACTTTAGATTTTTCTTTTACAAACCTAGATTTTTCTACATTGATAACAAAGTGATACCCTTGAATCTCTGTGCCTTTTTTATCTTGTTGTCTTCCAATAATCCAGATGTTATCAGCTGAGTAATAGATACCTGTACCACCTGAAACAACTGCTTTAGGAAACAATCCAATCTCTTGATACGTGTGGTTAACAGCAAGTAAAGGGATGTTCTTCATAGTAAGATAAGGAGTAACCATTCTGAACAGTCCCTTTAATGCTTTAGCTCTTGTCATATCCGCTACGGATTTTTCATTAAGAGCATCTTCCAACTCTTTCTTAGAGGCAAGGTTACCAATAGAATCAATAACAACAATTACCTTGTCGCCTCTTTCGATATTTTCGAGTTGGCCCACTAAGTCAAACTTTAACTGTTCGACATCTGTGATTGGTGTATGTAATACTCTTGATGTATCAATACCAAATGATTCAAAATAAGATTGAGGTGACCCAAACTCTGAATCATAAAAGAGCATTACTGCATCTTCATGTTGCTTTAAATAGGCTGCTCCCATCAGCAAAGCAAATGAAGTTTTAAAATGTTTAGATGGACCAGCCAGAACTGTAAGTCCTGATGTAAGACCACCATCGATATCGCCTGACAATGCAACATTAACCATTGGTACTTCTGTTGTAATGATATCCTTTTCTGCGAAAAGAATTGACTTAGATAGTATAGCAGTTTCTTTTACTTTACTATTCTTTTTTAATTTATCCATTATAGACATATTATCTTCTCCTAGCCTTTAATGGCCTGTTAAATGCATCATTGATGCGTTGTAATTTGCGAGTCCTACTGATAGCTTCAGCTTTTTTGCGTTGCTTTCGCTGAGCTGGCTTTTCATAGTA